GCAAAACTTCGTAACTCAGTATCAACTAACTTATTGGTACTTGATGAGACTCTAGATGGTGCAATGGACGGTGTTGGTGTTGAGAACTTGATTGAGACTCTGCAAAATCTAAACGCAGAAGATAATATCTTCGTTATCAGCCACCGGGGCGATCAGTTCGGTGACAAATTTGAAGGACACATTAAATTTGAAAAGGTTAAAAATTTCAGTGAAATAGCAGCATAGAAAGGATCCCAATGTTACATTCAGTAGAAGATCTTATTAGAAGAATAAATGCTATGAAAGATAAAGCAATTATGGTTCACCGTCTTCGCAATGAGTTTTCTGAACAAGCAGAAAAAACTTACGACAAGGAGACATGCAACGAGCTTATCGCTGATATTCAAGCTTTAGCTCTTGGTATAGCCAACGACAAAGAGGGCGATGACATTATTACTGAGATGGATTCTTGGAAAGAAAAATGAAACTACTTAATCCCAAAAGCTATATTACAACTCACTTGCATGATAGAGATACTTATGCCACTATGGTACATGAGTTCTTCAACCTTGATACGTACGGTTGGTGGTATCAGGTAAAGCCAGGCGACGTTGTAATGGACATCGGTTCCTGTATTGGAATGTTTACTTGCAAAGCTCTGGATCAGGGAGCTAAACATATTTATGCAGTAGAGCCGAATATCAAAATGCTTCATACGACTATGGTCAATGCCATGCCAGCTATTTCAAGATCGGCAGAGCAAAGAGTAACTCCTATCAACGCTTTCATAGGCCACTCAGATCATGGGTTTGGTGTTAAAGGAGACCAGGCTCCGCATAAATCATTCAAACAGATTATAGAAGAATATGAGATTGATCATCTTGACTTCTTGAAGGTTGACTGCGAAGGTGGCGAGTACGACATCTTTATAAAAGAAAACTATGACTTTTTACGCACCAAGGTGAACCATATTGCTATGGAAGTACATCTTGACGTATATCCTGAGGCACCCGAACGATTTATCAAGATGAGAGAGAAGTTCATACGAAAATGGCCAGGCTATGTTAGATTCATAAAGGCAGAACACAGAAAGAAAACATGGGACGACAACTATATAAGAGGAGACTGGCCAATAGGCTGGGGAAGCTCTTGGATGATTTATTTAACACGTCAGTGAATAAAATGGTTTACAAAGTGAACATTGTGTGTTACAATGTTAATTATATGATACAAACAGGTGAACATGTCTAAATTCTATACATCAGTCGAGCGTTTCATTAACGACATTCTAGTTCGTGGATATGAAAACGGCAGACCATTCCAACGCAAAGTCAAATTCAAGCCAACACTATATGTTCGTGCTCGTGAAAACGCAACACACAAATCATTGATCGGTGATGTACCTCTCGGTGCTACTCGTTTCGATAGTATGATCGATGCTCGTAACTTTATCAATCAGTACAAAGATGTACATGGCTTCGATATCTGTGGTACTATGAACTACGTCACCCAGTACATTCAAGAAGAATATCCTGGTGAGATTAAGTTTGATATGTCTAAGATCAACATTTGCTCTTTTGACATCGAGGTCGATATCTCGAACGGTTATGCCAACATCAATGAGGCTGACAAAGAAATTACTTCTATCGCCTACAAGTCTTCTAAGTCTAACACATATCACCTACTTGGTCGTAAGGACTTTGACAAGACGAAGACGATCACTGGTATTGATCCCGATGATATTTCGTTTATGAAATTCGATACTGAGATCGCATTGCTTGAGAGATTCATTCAGATCTGGCAGATGGAATATCCCGAAGTTATTACAGGTTGGAACGTTGAGTACTTCGACATTCAGTATATTGTTACTCGCATCATTCGACTTATGGGTGAAGAGAAGGCTAAGAAGCTTTCACCTTGGGGTCGTATCTCACCGCACTCAATCACCAAATTTGGCAAAGAACAGAAATCATATATCATTTCCGGCGTGACTGTAATTGACTATATGGATGCTTTCAAAAAGTTTGGTTATAAGTATGGCCCACAAGAATCTTACAAACTGGATCATATTGCTCACGTCGTTCTCGGCGAGAAGAAACTTGATTACTCTGAATATGGAAATCTTAATGCACTTTATGAACAAAATCCGCAACTATATCTTGACTACAACCTCAAAGATACTCAGCTCATTCAAAGAATGGAAGACGAATCTGGACTTCTTTCGCTTGTACTTACTGTTGCTTATGGCGGCGGGGTTAACTTCAGTGATGCATTTGGTACAGTAGGAATTTGGGAAACAACCATCTATCGTCGCTTGATGAAAGATAAGATTGTTCCGCAACTCAAAGGTGGGCCTGGCGCGCGAGCTGGTGAACTCGTCGGTGGCTATGTTAAAGATCCAAAAGTTGGCATGCATCCGTGGGTTGTATCCTTCGATCTTAACTCTCTGTATCCACACTTGATGCTACAATATAATCTATCTCCTGAAACTTATGTTGAAGATGATCGCCAATACGTATCACAAGAAATGGTACTCGATGGTTCATATCAAAACAAAACAGAATATGCAGTATGTGCAAACGGGGCATGCTTCCGGAAAGACAAGCTCGGCATCATTCCTGAGATCATTGATGAATACTACAATCGTCGTTCTCTGATTAAGAAAGACATGCTTCGAGTTGAGCAAGAAATCGAAAATGAAACTGACCCTACGAAAAAACGTCAGCTTCAATCTAAACAGACACAGCTTCATAACAATCAAATGGCTATCAAAATTGCTATGAACTCTCTTTATGGCGCAACTGCTAATATCTACTTCCTCTACTATATTAACGACATGGCTGAAGCCATTACAACATCAGGTCAGCTTTCAATTCGTTATGCTCAAAAGTCTGTTAACGAGTATCTCAACAAGATTCTCAAAACTGACGGTAAAGACTATATCATCTATATTGATACCGACAGTATCTATGTAGACTTCGGTCCTTTGGTCAAGGCATCCTTCGGCACTGTTGATATTGATCGTAAGAAAGGCGAAGAATTCCTTGATAAGGTTTGCTCAACTAAGATTGAAGAAATAATTGAAAAAGGTTACATTGATCTTGCTTCGAAGATGGGTGCATATCGTCAAGCTATGGTAATGAAACGAGAAAAGATTACTGATAAGTCAGTATTCATCGCTAAGAAGCGGTACATCATGAATACTCTCAACTCAGAAGGTGTTCATTACGAAACTCCAAAGATATCTGTAACAGGTCTTGAATCTGTAAGATCTTCAACACCAGAAGTTTGTCGTGATAAACTCAAAGAATCATTCAAAGTTATTATGAATGATGGTGAAGAAGCAATTCAAAATTTTATTAGCCAATTCAAATCTGAGTTCTTCAATCTTCCACCGGAGGATGTCGGCCGCAACTCAGGTACTGACAACATTGAGAAGTATACAGTTAGTGGTACTTACAAGAAAGGTTGCCCGATGCATGTCCGTGGCTGCATCCTATATAACCAGTATCTCAAACAAAACGGCTTGTCGAATCGTTATGAATCTATTACATCAGGCGACAAGATCAAATTCGTGTATCTCAAAGTACCGAATCCAATCAAAGAAAACATCATTTCGTTCCCAGCGGTTCTACCAAACGAATTCAATCTTAGACCGTATGTGGATTATGAAACTCAATTCAACAAAGTCTTCCTTAGTCCTCTTGAGTCAATCCTTGAAGCACTCGGATGGTCTTCTGAGAAGACAAACACGATAGAGGAATTTTTTATATGACACAACAAAAACTTGCTCAGCTTGAAGCCGCATGGCGTTATCAAAACACAATCGTGGATGCGTTAGAAGCTGAAAGAGCGCCGGACAAATATATTACCAAAGCTAAAAAAGAACGTTTAAGAATTAAAGATATGATTGCTAATTTAAAAGGAGAAAGATAATGACTGATATGGTTAATGACATTTATATGATGCATAATAAATTTGGCGTAAAAGAATGGTTTGAAAAAAACAAAAACCATAAAGAGCTTATGCGCAAGTATCTTACTTTCCGTATGTTGATGGTTCATGAAGAATTGCACGAAACCCTTACGGCTATCAATAATGGCGATGCTGAAGAAATCGTTGATGGTTTAATTGATATGATTGTGTTTGCTATTGGTACTCTTGACGTTATGGGTGTTGATGCAAATAAAGCATGGGATGAAGTTTATCGTGCCAATATGGCAAAGGAACCTGGTGTAAAGCCTGGTCGGCCGAACCGTTTTGGTCTGCCTGATTTGCTAAAACCAGCAGGGTGGACACCACCTTCGCATGAAGGTAATCACGGCGAATTAGATAAAGCCTTGTAAGTTTTACATTACTGTCACAAAACTTTTAGGTTTCTGTAATAAATAATTTAAGGCAAGGTGGTAAATACCTTGNCTTTTTTATGTGAGCGACGGGGTAAAGCCGTCAAGCAAAAGGAGAACTAAATGGAACTACTCACAATGTGGAGTCTTATCGGATTCCTGCTTGCTGCATACGCAGTAATCGCCAACGATTCAGTACAAACTCTCGGTACTTGGATGGCATCAAATAACGAGAGATTTAACTATAAAGTATTATGGGCCGCAGCATCTGCGGTTTTGTTATATACACTATGGTATGGTTGGTATATGAATGGCGGTGATATATCATATGGCCGCTTGAATAAGATCCCATTCCAAGATGTACAATGGTATCATGCTGCAGCACCAGCAATCCTTGTTTTACTTACACGGATGGGTGTACCGGTTTCAACATCATTTTTGGTTCTATCAGTATTTGCTTCAACCTTTGTGTTGGAAAAGATGCTTATGAAATCAATTATGGGTTATGGTGTAGCCGCGGCATTTGCTTATGCTGTATGGTTTGCTATCCATAAGTACTTTGGTAAATGGTATGATGAAACTCAGCCAGTATCTGAAAGTAATAAGAAATTTTGGCGTGTTGCCCAGTGGGTAGCAACTGGTGGATTATGGTTTACTTGGTTATCGCATGATATTGCTAACATCGCGGTATTCCTGCCACGAGTAATTCCTATAGACTTAATGGTGTTTATCAGCGTTGTGTTTGTTGCAGGCCTATTCTTTATGTTTAGAGAAAAAGGTGGTAAGATCCAAAAGATTGTTTTGGAAAAGCATAATACTCGTTATGTTCGTTCAGCAACATTGATTGACTTGTTTTATTGGTTATGCCTATACTTCTTCAAAGAACTGAATGATATTCCTATGAGTACAACTTGGGTCTTTGTTGGTTTACTTGCAGGTCGTGAGTTGGCTATGGCAACATACTTTGGTAAAAAGAAAACCAAATCAGTATTTCCATTAGTCGCTAAAGACTTTGGAAAAATGATGGTTGGTCTTGGCGCCTCAGTAGCATTAGTATTACTAATCCATTACGTTATCAATCCTACATAACATTATGTTTCACTAATGCAATGTTAACGATAACATCATAAAACAGTGGGACCTTCAGACATAAATAATATTTTATAGAGGAGGTCCCACCATGTGCAGCCCGTTTGTACGTAAAGAAGCCAACCGGTTTAATTGGATGATCAAAGGTCAGCTGATTAGCAAAAAAGAAAGTGATTCTACTGTAGAACGTATATATGATTCATATTTCAAAAGGTTGTGGAATAACAATGAAAATTATATCCACGAAACCGGCTTTGAAGCAGCTTGGAAAGGTCGCGAAGCTGAAATGTTTACCGAAGAAATCCAAAAAGT